GAAGCTGTCGCTGATGCCATGGCGGCTGTGGCCAACCGCACCGGACCGCTCGGGATCGCCATTCGCGGCCTCTTTGACAACATTGGCCGCCTGATCACCTACGCTGGCACGCTTGCGGTCCTTCTGGCCGGGCGCTGGGTTGCGGGCATGGCCGTTGCCGCTCTGTCTGTGCGCGGTCTTGCAATGGCACTTGTGGTGATGCGCGCAGCCCTCATCCGCACCGGAATAGGCGCGCTGGTCGTCGGCGCAGGCGAGCTGGTCCATCAGTTTACGCGCCTTGTTTCCGGCGCAGGTGGATTTGGCAACGCCATGGCCCTACTGGGTGGTGTTGCAGCCGAGGTTTGGAACCGCATCAAACTGGGGGCTGCCAGCTTTGCAGCCTCTGCAATGGCGGCCTTTGCCAGCGTTGAGGCGGCCTCAGTGACCGCAATGCAGGGCGCGTTTGAGGGCGTCGTCGGGTTTGCCAATGGCGCGGTGAACAGTTTTGAGGGGGCGTTTGCGGCCATCAAAGCCGTCTGGGGTCTGTTGCCTGCTGCCATCGGCGATCTGGCGTTTCAGGCGGCAAATAGTCTGGTCTCTGGCGTCGAGGCGATGCTGAACGGTGTCACTTCCCGCATCAACGGCTTTCTCGGCGGACTGAACATCGGGTTAGAGGCGCTGGGGGTAGACAGGCGGATTGGTCTGATTGCCGATCTCGATCTGGGAGAGCTTGGGAACCGCTTTGCGGGTGCTGCGCGCCAGACGGCCAGTGCCGCACAAGATGCATTCGCCAGCGCGTTTGCGGACAATCCACTGACGGTTCCAGATCTGGGGCTGACCGGAGCCGCTCGCGACGCCGCCGCCTCTGCCGAGGCCTGGAGGCAGACAGCTGCCACCCTTGCCGACGGAGCCCTGCAGCCGCTGGCCTCCTTGGAGGCGTTGCGCGCAGCAATGCGAGCAGCTGGACCCGAGGTTGAGGGTGCCTTGGACGGGGCAGCACTTGCGGCAGGTCGGCTCAATGGAGCCTTGGGTGGGGATGAGGCAAGCGGGCCAGCGGCAGCGCTTGCTCAGACGACGGCGGCCGCCGGGCGGGCCGGAGCGGCGATGCAAACTGCGGCGGATGCGGCGCGCCAGTCTTGGGATGCGGCAACCGCTGCGGTTGAGCGCACAAAGGAGATCGCAAAGGGTTTGGCCGCAGATATCACCGGACCGATCAAGGAGGCGCTGACGTCAGGCGCGCTCAACTGGCAGAGCTTTGCGGGCGCTGTATCGGGGATCGCCCAGAATCTCGCCAACCGCCTGATCGATACTGCCTTCAAGCCGATTGAGGACGCGCTTTTCCGCGCCTTCTCCGGGGCTGGCGCAGGCAGCGGTGGTGGTGGCGGCCTCTTTGGCGGTCTGACCAGCGCCCTTGGGGGTCTGTTCGGGATGGGCAGCACCTTCGCGCGCGGGGGGGCCTTTGGGCAGGCAGGCGAGATCACAGCCTTTGCAAGCGGCGGTGTTATCTCAGGCGGGGTGGTCTCACGCCCAACGGTGTTTCCTTTTGCGCGCGGCATTGGGCTCATGGGCGAGGCAGGCCCAGAGGCGATCCTGCCGCTCCGGCGTGGCCGGGGTGGTCGGCTTGGCGTTGAGATGAACGGTGAGGGTGCCGGCTCCACTTCTCCTGCGATGTCGACAAAGATCATCAACGTGCTCGATCCGTCCGTCGTTGGCGACTACCTCGCCACCCCCTCGGGCGAACGCGCCATTCTGAACGTCATTCGCCGCAATCGCGGGGCGATCAATGCCTGAGCCCGATGATCAGCCGCCGCTCTGGTCGTTCCCGGCAGCACAAGAAATCAGCGAAGTTCTGGAATGGCGCACGGACGTGCTGCAGGCGCGGGCCGGCGAGCAGCGCATTGCGCTGCGTCCCCGCCCACGCGAGATCGTCAGCCTCTCGCACCGCAGTGATGCGCTGAGCATGGCGCGGGCGGCGGAACTGGCGCGGGCGGGCTTTGCTGGAGAATGGCTGGTACCGCTCTGGCACTTGGCGGTCCAGCCGGTCGCCGACCTCGCACAGGGTGCGACAGAGATCCTGCTCGACACCAATGTATCAGACTTCCGGGCGGGTGGTCTGGCGGCCATAGCCGTAGACGGCAGTGAGGCAGCCCTCGTAGAGATCACAGCCGTTCAGGCCGACCGTTTGATCGTCGCCGAGCCGCTGGCCCTGCAACTGCCCGCAATGACGGTGGCGGCGCGTCGGATCACAGTCGCACCGGTCCGCGCGGGCGTGCTGACCTCGGCCGTAGACATCGTGCGTCGCAGGCAAGGCGACGGCACAGTGCGCGCCAGCTTTCTGCTGCGGGACGCGCCCGATCTTGCTGCCCCGACATTGCCGATGTATCTCGGTCGCCCCGTCCAGATCGACCCGAGCCTCGTGCGCAGCCCGCTCACCGCCAGCCTGCGCCGCGCCGTCGCGTATGTCGACAACGGCTTCGGGCCGGTCATGGTTGAGCCGTTACGTGACCTGTTCGAGCGCAGTGAGGCGATCACCCTGAAGGCCCAAGGTCCCACCGCGAAATGGGCGCTTAGGCGCTGGCTCTGGTCCCTGCGCGGTCGCCAAGCCAGCTTCTGGCTGCCGAGTTGGGGGTGCGAGCTGCAGCTGCGCGCTGCGATGACATCGGGCTCGACGCAAATACGCGTGGCCCCCGTCGCGCCGCTGGCCGCTTATGTTGGACGGAGGATCATGATCGAAATGCCCGGCGCACTGCGGTTCCGCTCCATCACCGCCGCCATCGAGGACGGCCTTGGGCATCGTCTGACGTTGTCGTCGAGCCTTGGTGAGCCGATGGCAATGGGCACGAAGGTGCATTTCTTGACAGCGGTGCGCGCCGATGCCGACAGGGTGGAGATCAAGCATCGAGCGCTCGTAAGCGAAGTGACGCTGTCCGTTGTGGAGGTTGAAGGGTGAGGGCGGTCGCAAACTGGACCTTGGTGCTTGGCGCAGCGGAGGTTCGAGCCAGAGCTATCTTCCAAAATGAATGGTCAAAGGGGTGACTGTGCCCAAGCGACCTGCTATAAATTCACACTAACCAGAACGCTCTCGCAACATTTGGAGTGTGAATGATCCGATACTTTGGCGCGCCGACTGAGCACGGGAAGTTCGATGAAATCTTCGCCGTTTCAGACGATGATCGGGCTGTCCGGTTCAACTATAGTAGCCCGAGTTGGCGGCCCCTGACACCGTCCCAAAAACTTGCGCACAAGGTGAGCAAAGATACTTCGCTCAGCCAGCTGGATGAGGCTGCGGTTGAGCGCATGTTTGAGTACATTGATCCGCCTAGAAATTTTAGCCTTGAATGGCGAGTGCGAGAGAGGTGGGGCAGCTGGATTGCGGTGGGTTTGCTGCTATTTCCTGCCATCCCACTTTGGTTCGTTTGGGAAGATTTTCTGAACTGGACAGGCGGATATAGTGAGGCCATCACGGGCGTCGCTATCATCACACAAATGTTCCTGTTGTTCGGATTTCGAGACCGACTGATAGAGGGAGTAGTAAGACTTGTTGTCTATTTGGATTGGGGGCGATGGGGAAAGGCATCCTCTGGCACGCCGACAGACATTAGTATCCAGACTGGCCACCGCACTATCGCTCCCCCCCCCGAGTGCGCGGAGTTGAAAGAAGAAGCATCCAAAGCCACTTCGGTATTCGGTCTTGGGCATGAAGAAGCCGATGCGGTTGTCCGCATTGCAAACGACAGAATCCTGCAAGACCTAGAAGCAAGAAATCCAAAGGCTTGGAAGTTGCTAGGGTTGGAAGTGACAGGGTCGCCACCTCTTGAGAGCAATCAACACTTGGACGACCTCGTCGACCGCGGTCGAATGGCAGGTATGGATCCTGAAAAGCTGCGAAAGGCATTTGAGGGTGTAGGACCTGTAAAATTGCAAGAGCTTAGCGCCTTCGGACAAGATCTTGCACGGCAGGACGCAGAACAGAATTTACGCATTCGCATGAGACAGCATCAGGCTCGAATGACTGAAGGTCTGGTAGCGCCCACGAACGCAAATGAACAAAAAGAGACATCTAGGACATCGAAGTGCTGGACTGTCTATGTCGACGACAATTTTCACTACATGAACGAAGACGAACGTTATTCGTATGGATCGTTCGACAGCCTCGATGCGGCAGTGTCCGCATGCCAGAAAATAGTGGACGATTTTCTCACCACCAATCCAGCGAAGACGGCTGATGAATTGTTCGAAAGCTATGTCTCGTTCGGTGAGGATCCTTGGATCAAAGGACTGCCCTGCGGATCGGAACAGCCCCAATTCTCAGCTCGAGAATATGCCCGGCAGCGCTGCGACGAACTCCGACCCTAAGTCAGGATAGTCTGTCATCCCGGCAAGCAAAGGCAATGACGGCAATGCTAGCCTTTCCAGCAGCAAAGCCCCGCACAACAACCCTTGCTCCCGACCGCAGCAAAGGTCCTCTGCCACCCTTCAGGCCCCACAATCACTTAAACCACCGGAGCGACTGGGGGCACCTGCCAGCCCAGTCCGCTTTGCCCTGAGACCCGCCACCACATCGCCGAGGATGCAGCCGGCACGCCCGATCCTAACCCTGGAACACCCCCGCATGAGTTACGACACGATCGAGGCCTCGACCGCCGAGGGCCGCCCGTATTTCCTCTATCAGTTTATTGAGGGCGTAGAAGTCTGGCGCTTCACCAGCCGGGCCCAGGTCTGGACCAGCGCCGGCAGTAACGGGGCCGAGATCACCTGGAACGCTGCGGCTGTCGCCCACGGCGATGTCGTGCAAACGAGTGAGATTGAGCGCGCGCGCCTGGAGCTGACCTGGCCGCTCTCGCATCCGTTCGCGCGCCGCTTCCTTACCCCCTTGGGGTCCACACCGGTGACCCTAACCATTTTTCGCGGCCATGAGCAGGTGCTGGGCGAGACGGTTGCGCATTGGAAGGGCCGCGTCGTGGGCGCAGAAGTGGAAGGCCAACGCATTATTCTGACCTGCGAGAGCGTCTTCAGCACCCTGCGCCGCGCAGGCGTGCGCGCCAAATACCAGCGCCTGTGCCGCCATGCCCTCTACGGGCGCGGCTGCGGCCTCGACATCTCACTCCACTGGCAAACCGCAACCGTAACAGCCGTCTCCGGCACTGCGGTGAGCCTGCCTGAGGCCTCAGCTCATCCCGAAGGCTGGTATCGCGGCGGTGTGCTGCGGTTCGGGTCGCAACTTGGCTTTGTCACCGGCCATGCAGGCCCAACTCTGACCCTCGCCCGCCCAATGCCGGATCTGGTCGCATCGCTGGCCGCCCCCGAGCTCGATCCGGAGACCGGCGCGCCGCTGCCCGTACTGGTCGATCTTGCCCCGGGCTGTGATCTGCGCGCCGCAACCTGTGCGGCCAAATTCGCCAACCTTGCGAACTTCGGCGGCTTTCCCGAGATCCCCGGCCGCAATCCCTTTGGCGGTGGCTCCATCGTCTAACGCGCGTGCCGCGCGCTTCCCTTAACAACACTTGAGCACGCCACATGGCATGGACCTTTATCGCACGGCTCGTTCTCGGGCTCGTGCTCTCGGCGATCTCTTATGCGCTCAGCCCGCGTCCAAAGTCTGAGACCCCCCAAGCTGGCGGGCTTGACGATGTCTCGCTGCCCACCGCCGAGGAAGGCAGACCCATCCCGGTGATCTTCGGCACCGTGCTGATCACCGGACCCAATGTCGTCTGGGCCGGACATCTCAGAGTTGATCCCATCCGCAAAGCAGGAGGCAAGAAGTGACCCGTGTCACCATCCAAGACGTGCGCGCCGCGCGCTACTGCCTTGCAGGCGTGCGCCCGTGGTTTGTCCGGCACGGGCTCAACTGGCAGGCCTTCCTCGATACGGGGCTTGAGGCCGAGCAGCTGCGGGCCACCGGTGACGCCTTGGTGGACCCGGTGATCGATGCGGCCATTGCGCGCGAGGCTAGTATGCAATCAGGCGCCCACTCTAACACACAGGACACCTCCCATGGGCGGGTCTAGCAATTCCCAAATCGTCGGATACCGCTACGCCCTCGGCGCTCATCTTGCCCTGTGCCACGGGCCGGTCGATGCCATCCGCGAGATCCTCGTGGACCGGCGCACCGCATGGTCTGTCACCACCGGGGGTGGCTTTACCGGTGGAGGCGCTGCCGTCGAGACCCGCATCGGTACGGTCGCAGCCATGGCGGCCACCGCAGCGCTCGCGGGCGATGCAGGGGCCACAATCAGTTTTCCGGGAACGCTCGCAGGTATGCGCATCGCGCGCGGCTACCGCCTGGGTCTCGCAAACGGTGCGTCCCAGACCATCACACTGCAGAGTGTGGCCTTTGATGCCGCAAGCAATGTCACAACCTGGTCGGTCGCCCCACAAGCCCTGAGTTTTGCCGCTGGATCGGTTGACGTCCGCGAGTTTGCCCAAGAGGCCAGTTCCTCCGGCGCAGTCGGGGGACGTATTCGGATCGACGCGCCGGATCTGTTTGGGGGCGACAGCCGCGAGGGCGGCATTGTTGGCAATGTCGATGTGCTCATGGGCGGGCCGGCCCAACAACAGAACGACTATCTCGCCGCGCGCATGGGCGGGGACGTCCCCGCCTACCGGGGGCTCTGCAGCCTTGTGTTGCGTCAGGTCTATCTCGGGATCAATCCCTACCTCAAGCCTTGGGCCGTGCGCGTCACCCGCGTACTGGCTAGCGAAGCGGGTGCTACGCAATGGTATCCGCAGACCGCCCCCATCGTGCCAGAGGCCAGCATCTCGGATGCGGCGATCTATGTAGCACTTGATGCCTCGGGCTCGATGACCAGCACGCGCAGGGCCGCCCAGGTTGCAGGGGTCACAGCCTTGCTGCGTGAGATCAGTACCAATGTCGATCCCGACCGGCCCAATGATATCCGCATCGTGCTGTGGAACACAGCC